AGGCTCAGTTGAATGCGTATAATACGAATATGATTGCAAATGAGAGTTTCCTTGCTTCGGCAACTCTCAGGAACAATGTTGTGGCGAATGCTCGACAAGTTGGTTTCGTTCCAGCATCCGCACAATCTGCACTCAATGAAATCAGTTTCGAATTCCAACTTGACTTGGCGGACTACCCTGCCGGTTTCCCTAGTTATTTGGAAATCGTTCCTGGTATGGCGTTCTCGTCGAATAGCGGAAAGAGCAACTTCATCTTTAATGTTGTCGATACTCAAACTGGCGCCGTTGCCAATGATGGTCTGTGTAAGTTTAGGGATGTCTCAATCTACGAGGGTATCTTCCTGTCTGATAAGTTTACTGTAGATAAGTCAAACTACAACCAGCGCTTTGTTCTCAAGAACCCCAACATCGACTCCAAGACTGTACGAGTGGAAGTACAAGAGAACCCCAATGAGGAGACTCGCACTTTCTATGGTCAGGCATCCAATTTAGTGGAAGTGACACCTGAGAGTAAAGTTTACTGGTTAGAAGAGGTCGATGATGGGTACTACGAACTAACCTTTGGTGATGATCACTTTGGTGTTGCGCTACAAGACGGGGCCGTCATCAATATCACCTATCTGGTAACAAATGGCGCACTAGCGAATGGCATTCAGGGCACTGCAAACTATGGTTTTGTTGGTCAGGTATATGATTCATTTGGAACTCGCCTTAGTGACCGCCCAACTGTGACTTCCGTTGGTATTTCCAATGGTGGTGGTACGATTGAGGATGTGTATTCCATCAAGAATCGTGCACCTAAGTTCTATGCTTCACAGAACCGCTGTGTTATCGGTGAGGACTACGAGACAATCATTAAGGAAATCTACCCTGGTGTCGACGACATCTATGTCTATGGTGGTGAGAAGATGGATCCACCCGAGTTCGGTCGTGTCTATGTTGCCGTCAAACCCAATGGTGGCGATTCACTCTCATCACTCACCAAGAACTACATCAAGAAGTCACTGAGTGATTATCGTGTTGCTTCTATTGATATTCAACTAGTAGATCCTGTAGTTCTCTATGTTGAGTTGGACACTATTGCGTATTACGACGACAAGAAGACCAGCAAGGATAATTCTGGCATTGTTGCTGAGGTGAACACCACTATGGTTCAGTATGGACAAGCAGATACGGTGTCTAAGTTCGGTGGGTCTGTTCGCTACTCTCGTATTTTGTCCGCTGTGGATGACAGCGACCCCTCAATCACCAGGAACAACACCACACTGAGAATGCGCCGTGATATGGGAGCACTGGAAGGTACTCTGGCATCTTATGAGGTGTGTTTCACCAACGAAATCGAGCAAGACCCGAAAGGTGGTAATGTCTGGTCAACTGGTTTCACCCAGTTAATCGACGGTGCCGCTGATGGTAGAACATACTACTTTGAGGACGATGGTGAGGGTAACCTCTACTCATTCTACCTGGATAGTAACAACTCCAAGGTCATCACCAACAAGAAGTACGGAACTGTCGACTATACTAAAGGTGAAGTATTCATCGGATATGACACTCCTGTAACCATTGTAAATACTAGTGTAAGTAACTCTATCGTTGAAATTAGGGCGATTCCAGTTGGTCAAGATGTGATTGCTGAGCAGTCAGTTTATCTCTCACTGGATATTGCTAAATCTAATATCGGCGCGGCCGTTGACACCAAAATCGCTGGAGCGTGATGTCTGAGATCATCGTAACACCCTCATCGCAGGTCGACTCAACTCTTCCTCATTATATCTACGAAAACTACTCCGAATTCGTCGACTTTATGACGAAGGCGGCGGAGAGTGAAGAGCGAGTTGGATTTGGACAGGATATCCTACAGAACCTACAAAGGTATCGCAACTTCGATACCTATAAGAATCAGATTGTTCAGTTTGGTACGCTGAAGGGGACGATCGATGCAGAGGTGGATGAACTCACACTAGAGTCGGGTTATGGTTTCCCCGAGAATAATGGTGTCATCCTCATTGATGATGAAGTCATCTTATATCAGTCGAAGGAAGGAGACACATTCTATGGTTTGGAAAGGGGTGCTCCAGGTACAAAGGTACTCCCAACCTTCCGCAGCAGTGGTGAATATGTCAAGACCGTTGCTGCTGGGCACACCAAGGGCGCACAGGTAACCAACCTGTCAGTGTTGTTCTTGGTGGCAATGTTGGATACTATCCACAAGTCATTTACACCTAATATCGAGTCAGTTCGCATCTCCCCAGAGATCAACCGCTCTTCTTTATTGCAGAATATCAAGGATTTCTTCGCTTCTAAGGGATCGAAGTTGGGCATTCAGGCATTATTCAAGATGCTATTTGCCCAGAATGATGTGGATGTGTCATATCCTGGCGACCGGATGATCGTACCCTCGAACTCCACTTGGTACAAGAGTGTTGTTCTTCGCACAGTGCCAGTACCTAGGACATTCTGCGATCCTACACAGAACTACGGTCTCCCCGATAAGACTATCGGTGCCGAGATCACCTACAAGTCTTATATTACCGATACCATCATTGGTCGCACTATGTGTGACTATGTTTCGTCATATCCATTTGATAGTGAGATTCAATATGAATTGAGCATCGACTCAGATAACCTCCAAGGTGACTTTCCCGCCAACCCCAAGACTGAACTAACCAGGAATCTGCAGATTGTTGGCGGTACAGATGACCGCAGGGATGTCTACACCATCACTGTTGCTAGCACCATCGGATTCCCAGAGGAAGGTATCCTGTTTATTGATGATGAGTGTGTGCGTTACACATCCAAAACTGCCAATCAGTTCCTGGGTTGCATCCGTGGTTTCATAGGTGTTGAGGCATATCATAGTGCCGGTACACATGTTTATGGTCCATATTACATCGAAGCATCCTACGAAGAGGACGGAAAGACATATGTTAGTCGCTCTTTCCCCCTTGGACTAGTTGAAAGCGTAAGAATTGACGACCCCGGTACGCTCCATAGGGTCAACGATGAGGTATTTGTTTCCGGTGCGGGTCGCGAAGACAAGCGTGACCCAGGTTTCAGTGCCTTCATTGAGAATGTCGGCGACACACTTGCAGATCAGGCAGTCGCAGCACCTGAAGTTGGATACATTGGCAACTACACAGCCGGGCCCAATGGTGTCTTCATGGGGAAAGACACCATCACCGTCTCCACTTCTTGTCTCCCATACTACAATATTGGTCCATTCAGTACTGATGGTTCGGTTGGCCCAGACCTTGAGGGTCACGCCGGTCGCTATACTTTCCCAAGAAGGCACGCACAGAGAGACAATACCACACAATTGGTGAAGGGTCCGGGCGCAATTGCTATCTTTAGTGACGGATGTCCCGGTTACAGCAATGAATCTGAGGATATTCTGTATAGAGGTGCCATCTCAGAATGGAAAGTGACCAATGGTGGTTCAAACTATACCACACCTACTATTTTGGTCAATGGAAATCCAAACGCCAACTACGCTCCAACCGTAACTAACGGAAGAATTACTGATGTTAGTGGTGTTGGTGTTGGTTTCTTTACCGAAATTCCAACAATTGAAGTTACTTCAGGAAAGGATGCAGCATTTGAACTGAAATTTGACCGATATGGGAGAATTTTGAGCGTCACAGTAACAAATGGTGGTAAATATTACTACGATATACCAACAATTGCCATTACGGATTCGTCGAACCGCGGCCGCGGTGCAATATTGGCACCAACCATTTCAGGTGGCGCTATAACAGGCGTTACTGTCGTTGGTAGTGGTATTGACTATAACCCCAATACGACCACCCTGGAGGTCATCACAGTAGGTTCTGGTGCTGTTATTGAGGCAAAGGTTGAGTCCTACACCTTCGATGCGCTCGAACAGATCAATTCCAACCCAAATCAATCACTCGACACTGGAAATGGGTTCCTCTTTGAGGATGGTACTCGATTTGGTTACCTAGGGGCACCAATTGAACTCCTCAACCAAGTTGGTGATGTGGAGACTAAGCACTCTCGCATTATCGGTTATGCTTTTGATGGCAACCCCATTTATGGACCCTTCGGTTACGCCAATGGTATAGATGACAGCGAAGGTATCGAACGAGCATACAGCGGTTGGGCAAAAATGAGTGATAGGAGCAATATTCTCCAATCTGGTGGATCTCTCATCGGTACTAACCCACCAAGTGTTGATGACTACCCAATGGGTACCTTCATCGAAGATTATGAGTTCCTAGGTGACGATATCTCATTCTCTATCGGTCGTCTGAACACAGAAGTACCCGAAAGAATGCTGACGGAAGGCGGCGACTACATAAACGGTCAGCGCATTCCTGGATTCATCCTCGATAGGAACAACGGTCGTACGTGCAATACACCGGACTTCCCCAAAGAAATCTATCCAGACGGAGTTTATTGCTACTTCGTTACCGCCATTGGTAGTACCCCATACTTCCCATACATTGTCGGTGAGAAGTTCCAGAACCAATCACTGAACCAAGAGATCATCGAAAGAGAGTTCTCGGTCGATAACACTATTGTGTATAGAAATCGCGTAACTGGTCTCCCCACCAGTGGTGATGATGTTTCCATTCAGGTTGAGACTATCTCATCTGGATCCATTTCGGAAATTGTCATTGAGAGTGGTTACCCGGAGACTACCGTTGTCGGTGACATCCTACGTTATGACGACTCCAATACTAAGGGTTCCGGTGCAGAAGGGATCGTTACTCACGTTGATGGTGTCACAGTCGAGCGTGCATTTGGACAAGAGATTGTATCTCGCATGCTCTCACATCGCCAGCGTATTAGTTTGCGATTCAATTCTGGAACAAA